AAAAATAAAAACAAAAAACAAATAACAAGTGCAAAAAGAAAACTTACTCGTACACAAAACGAGATTAAAAAAATGGAAGTAGCTTCCGAAAATGACGATGTATCAGATGCAGCAGATTTTTTGAGGAAGTTTTCCAAGAGTAAATAATTATATATACATATATAAGGAGAAATTAAAATGGCTATTGGAGATAGAACACCGCCTGCAGTAAGAGGTAATCTTGGTAAGTATAACCATGTTAAAACGGTTGGTACCAGTGAAACATTTTTTGCGACAGGATCAAATGAGGCATCGGCATTTATAGTTGGAAATACAGATACCGTTCTAACATTTTCTGGAGGTGGATCGGTTGCCGGAACAGCATTTACTGCTAAAGAGGTATATGAAATTGGAGTTCAAAAAGTAGTAAATGGTGGTTCTGGGGTAGTTTACCTACTTAGATAAGGAGTGAATATGAAATATCTTTGGATATTATTGCTATCCATTCCTTTATTTGGACAACAAACTTTTACACAAGAAGAAGCATTGGAAATGATTAAACAACGTGATGCCGAATGGGAAAGTAAGTTAGGAAAATTGGAATCTATTGATAGTGCAAAGACTGTACAAATTGGCCAATATGAAGATTTGGTCAAAGAGTTAGAAGATCAAGCCAATCTTGATTCTTTAATAATAGTGGCAAAGGGTAAACAAATAGAAGCCTTAAAGGCACAAAATGAGGCCAATGAAAAAATGGCAGGGTTAGCAAAACCAAGTTGGTATGAAAACAAGTGGCTGTATTTTACATATGGAGTAGCCGCAGTAACTATTCCAACTTATTTTGGTATTAAAATAGTGGACATAGCAAATTAATGAGTGATAAGAACATAAAAGAAGTCATTAAAATGGAATATTTAAAATGTGCAAAAGATCCTGCATATTTTCTAAAAAAGTATGCTGTTATCCAACATCCAATACAAGGTAAAATTCCATTTTCTTTATATGATTTTCAAGAAAAAATGGTAAGTGACTTTAATGAACACAATTATAATGTTATTCTAAAGGCACGTCAGTTAGGTATATCAACATTAACTGCAGGATACGCATTGTGGATGATGACATTTCAGAGTGATAAGAACATATTGGTTATCGCTACTAAACAAGATACCGCTAAAAACTTGGTTACGAAAATCCGAGTAATGCACGCAAACTTACCGAATTGGGTAAAGTCAAATTGTGTTGAGGACAACAAATTATCATTAAGATACAGTAATGGTTCACAAGTAAAGGCAATCGCAAGTTCTGAGGACGCAGGTCGTTCAGAAGCATTGTCACTACTGATACTTGATGAGGCAGCATTTATTGACAAGATTGATACAATATGGACTGCCGCACAAAGTACTCTAGCAACTGGTGGTAAATGTATTGCACTATCCACACCAAACGGTGTTGGTAATTGGTTTCATAAAGTTTGGGTAGAAGCAGAAGAAGAAGGAAGTGATTGGAATTTTATAAGACTTCATTGGTCATTACATCCAGATAGAGACGAAGAATGGAGAACAGAACAAGAGAAACTTTTGGGACCTTCAATGGCTGCACAAGAATATGACTGTGACTTTATCACTTCAGGTCAAACTGTAATTGATGGTGTTATTTTAGAAGAATATAGAAATACCCAAATTGAAGATCCAGTTGAAAAGAGGGGAATGGATAGTAATTTATGGGTTTGGAGACAACCTGATTATACCAAGAATTATGTGGTTGCTGCTGATGTTGCTCGTGGTGATGCATCAGACTTTTCTGCATTTCATGTAATAGAAATAGAGAGTATGGAACAAGTGGCAGAATATAAGGGAAAAATACCTACCAAAGATTTTGGTAATTTATGTATGAACACTGCTATGGAATATAACAACGCATTACTTGTTATTGAGAACTCAAGTATTGGTTGGGCTACTATCCAGCAAGTTATTGATAGAGAGTATGATAACCTATTTTACACATCAAAAGATTTACAGTTTGTAGATGTCGCAAGACAAGTAACAAATAGATATAGACATAAAGATAGACAAATGATCCCTGGATTCAGTATGACTATGAAAACAAGACCATTAGTAATAGCAAAATTAGAAGAATATTTTAGAGAAAAATCAGTCATAGTACATTCTAATAGACTGATTGATGAATTATTTGTGTTTATATGGCACAATAACAAGGCCGAAGCAATGGAAGGATACAATGATGACCTTCCAATGAGTTTGGCGATAGGATTGTGGGTAAGAGATACTGCACTTAGATTAAATGCAGAAGGTATTGCCTTACAAAAAACAGTCTTAAATAAAATGTTAGATTATGAACCAGTTTATACTCCTCAAGAGGAAACAGCCGAAGGTTGGGATTGGGAAGTACAAGGTGAAAAAGAAGATCTAACTTGGTTAATAAAATAATAAGAGGATAAAATGGCACAAACAAGTTTAAGAGCAAGACTACAACGACTTTTTTCTACAAACGTAATCGTAAGACATGCAGGTGGAAAAACGTTAAAAATAGCTGATACTGATAGAGTACAGTCAATGGAGAGAAATCGTCTTGTAGATAGATGGTCAAGACTTCATTCTAATTTAACAACTGGTGGGTATGGACACGCACAGGCAATTAGTTTTCAGGCACAGAGGTTGGCCCTATTTAGAGATTATGAAGAAATGGATAGTGATGCTATTATATCAAGCGCACTTGATATTTATGCAGATGAATCCACTATGAAATCAGAATATGGACAAGTATTAGAGATTCGTTCTGAAAATGAAAATATCCATGATATTCTACATAATCTTTTTTATGATATATTAAATATAGAATTTAATTTATGGCCGTGGGTTCGTAACCTATGTAAATATGGGGATTTTTATCTTTATTTAGACATTAAAGAAAAATATGGTATTACAAATGTAGTTCCACTTTCAGCATATGATGTTACTCGTATTGAAGGTGAGGATCCAGAAAATCCATATTATGTTCAGTTTATGGTTGAAGAAGGTGATACAAGACATAGTGGTCATATGTCTACAAATAAAGAATTAGAAAATTTTGAAATAGCACATTTTAGATTACTTTCAGATGCAAACTTTATACCATATGGAAAAGGTATGATTGAAGGAGCCCGTAAGATTTGGAAACAATTATCTCTTATGGAAGATGCTATGTTGATTCATAGAATTATGAGAGCACCAGAAAAAAGAGTTTTCAAGATTGATATTGGAAATATTCCACCAGCAGAAGTTGAAAACTTTATGCAGAAGATTATTAATAAGATGAAAAAGGCACCAGTAATTGACCAAAATACAGGTGATTATAATTTAAAATATAATATCCAAAATCTTACAGAAGATTTCTTCTTACCAGTTCGTGGAGGAGATAGTGGAACTCAAATTGATAGTCTTGCGGGACTGACATATGAGGCCGTTGAAGATATTGAATATTTAAGAAATAAATTAATGGCGGCATTAAAAATTCCAAAGGCGTTTTTAGGGTACGAAGAAAATGTTGGTAGTAAAGCAACGTTAGCAGCAGAAGATGTAAGGTTTGCAAGAACGATTGAAAGACTTCAAAGAATTGTAACCAGTGAATTAACGAAGATTGCAATAGTTCATCTATACGCACAAGGATATACAGATGCAGACCTTGTTAATTTTGAATTGGCATTAAAGAATCCATCTACAATATATGAAGAAGAAAGAATTGAATTGTGGAATAATAAACAAAGTCTTGCTTCAAGTATAATGGACGCTAAAATAGCCGATACAGAATGGATTTATGATAATATTTTTAAGTTTACTGAAGAAGATAAGAAAGAGATAAGACTTGGACTTATTAAAGACCAAAAACGGAAGTTTAGATGGTCACAGATTGAAATGGAAGGTAATGACCCAGTTCAGACCGAAGAAGCAGTTGGAACACAAGGAGCAATGATGGATGCGGGTGGAGCCGAGGGTGGAATGCCAGGAGTACCTGGAGCACAACCACCTGGAGCAAGACAAGGAAGAAGTGGTAAAGAATTAGAGATAAATATACCAGATGATGGCTGGCCAGGAAGTGGTCGTCCAGGAGAAGGTCCTAAACACGGAAAAGACTCAAGTATAAGGGGTAGAGATCCACTTGGAGCCCACGACAAACGAAAAGGTGGTAGTGGTAGTCCAAAATATGGAATTGCGTTGGCACATTATGACGCATTGAAGAAAAGTTTAGGAAAAGTAAGTCGTGAAGAGAAAAAAATCTTGGTTGAAACGACTGATGTAGAAGAAGAATATAAAAACGAAGTATCTTCGTCTTTAACTGATACTTAAACGACTAATTATTAGAAGTTTTTATATTTATAGTTGAAGAAATATACTTATTTAGGAGCATAGATTATGGCCCAACGTGTAAAGCACTCGAAGATTAAAAATACGGGAATTCTTTTTGAATTATTGTCCCGACAGATCACTGTAGATGTGATGAATGGTGATGATAAAAGTAAATCTGTAGAGGTGTTAAAAAAATACTTTAACGAAAAGACAGAACTTGGTAAAGAAAATCAATTATATCAAGTTTTGTTAAAAGAAAATTATAATTCGTCTCGGAAAGCAGAAAAATTAGTTGATGCTGTAATAAGAGCTAGAGAAAAATTACAGAATAAAAAACTTCGTAATGAAAAATATAATCTTATTAAAGAGATTAAGAAGAACTATACTGTGGAAGATTTTTTCAGAGCACGAATTCCTAACTATAAAGTATATGCTTCTATTTATAAAACATTTTTAGCAGAAACAACTCCTGTATTTGATCCAAAAGAAGAAGTAGATAGTAATTTTTCTATTATAGAACATATCACCCGTAACAAAGTAAAACCACGTGATACAGACAGCAAAGTAATTTCTGAATTTAAGAATGAAGATAAAGATTTAAGATTACTTTCTTATCAATTAATGGTAGATAATTTTAATGGTAAGTATAAAAATCTTAATTCTATGCAACGAAATTTATTGAAAGAGTATGTTAATAATATTTCTAATACTAATTCGTTAAGAGAATTTGTAGATAGTGA